CTATTTATCTTTTGGATATGTTTGATGTTCAAAACATTTTATCATCATTGGAATAAATGGGCGTCTATTAAATGTTGGGGTACATACACTGACAAAAGGTAACTTATTTTTGTTTATCATTTAATAATATATATTAAATTATATTGTTTTTATGTATGTAATAAAGTTAAATAATTATTAATCAACTTTAAATTATCAGTTAAATTATTATTTTTATAGTTTATTAATTTGTTATAAACATTTTTTTGTCTATTTAATTTTGATATATTTTTTTTTAAATTATTATTTCCAGCTTTTTGTCTAATTTTAGTAAGTTCTATTTCGTTTGTATTATCGTTCAAGGGTTTATTAGGAACTATATTAGAGTATTGTTCTTCAAAATCATTACTACCTTCATTAATATTTCTGTTTAAAAGAGTTTTAGTTGTTTCTTTGGATTCATTTAAAGGATTATCTTTTTTTAAAGGGGCGCTTTGAGATATTATGGGATATTCGTCTTCAATATCTCCTTCTTTAACATCTTCATTTAAATTGTTGTATTGTTCTTTAATAGGAACTGAATTTTCAAATGATACATTTTTTTTGAATCTCTTTGTTGGATTCAAATTTAATTTTGAACTAGTATTTGAACTAACACGTGTATTTTTATTTTTATCTAAAGAACCACCAACTATTTCATTAGTTTTTATTTCAAAATTATCTTCTCCAACAGAAATATTTGACGGACAATCTGTATAATCGTCTATGTTAGGTGGTATCGATTTAAATAAATCTGTTTTATAATAAAATATAATTACAATAATAATAGAAACGATACCAACATATATTCCTAAATTAGTGAAACATGCAATTATGCTATACAAGCTAATTATTATCATTATTAAAAATTTGTGGTATTTTAATGAATCTTTGGTAATTGACCATATTCCTACTACACAATTATTAATTTCACCTTTATACATTGATAATGTAATTACACACCAAGCTATTATAAATAGTGGCAATATAAATGGTATTCCCAAAAGAATAAAAAATACTATAGTAAATATAATCACCCAAAAAATACCAATTCCTATATTATACCACCATCCAAACATCGTAGATGTTGCAGTATTTATTAATGTATTGCCAGTGTTTGTTACATCATACACGTTAGTTGTAGAAGAGTTAAGTAAATTATTAGTTAAACTATTTATCGTTTTGGTTATTGGATTTTCAAAAAATATAGTCATATTATAGAACCATGAAAACATAAAATAAAATATATCAAAAACATATAAAAATGATAAAGTAATTACAAATATAATAGGACCACATAATACTATTGCAGATTCTGGTAACTTATACATTAATTTAAGTATTAAAATTATATATTCATAATTAGTAGTAAACATAGATTGAAATATAGTTTTTAAATATTTTTTTATAAAATCATCTTCATTAATATGCAGCATTTTTAATGTAGAATCGGTATTTTGTAGTATAGTATTTTCAGTAACAAATTTAATATTATCTAAAAAATGCTTAAAATCTTCTGGTAAATTCGTAGTGGTTGGATTAATTTTATTTAAATTATTATTCATTATTTTTTCATTGTGTGTGTTTAAATAATAATTATATAAGGTGCTTAAATTGTTAGTTGAACTAATTGAACTATTCGAATCTGTGCTTACATTAAATATATTTTCAAATTCTGTTGGTATAGTATAAGGTATATTTGTTTTGTCAGTAGGAAATATCTTATCATATTGTGCTAATTTACATAAATACATTAAAGACCCACCAAAATAAAAGTATAATATTACAATCATAAAAAATATAATTGCATTTAATACAAAATAACCATAACTTGATGGTGAATCAGTTGTTTTATTATTATTTGGATTATTTGCAATATTTGAAGATGACATATACTTATATATTTATCTATATTTAAAAAAAAATATGAACAACTTAAAATGTCATATATCAGACATTACTAACAATAAACTATAAATAATTTTATTATAATATATTATATGAAAACATATTATAAGCATAAAGTGTTTTTTATATTTACATTTATAGCACTAGTATTATTATTAATTTGTAGCTACAAAATAATAGAAAATTTCACAAATTTAAATTCAACAAATACTACTACAATAGATTTGCCTTTAAATACACCTTATACTTGTAATAATTGGTGTGGACCAACGGCAAGATGTGCTATTACTGGAGAACAATGTTTAGCTGATACAGACTGTCCTGGCTGTAATATTCCACAACCTAATAAAACAACAAAATTATCGCACAATGTTTTAGGTGAAAATGATGCTGGAAAATTAAATTATTTAACACCACAATATTCATCTTTAACAACAGATATCGGAACACAAAGTAAACGAATTAATTATCAGCATAATTTAAAACCATTAAATGGAAATTTTGGAATTAACACATGGATGAATTCATTTGAAAAAGATACACAAGAATTTAATAAAAGATATAAACCAAATAATGTAATGCCTTATGGGCCATCGTATAAGTCTAAATATACATTATCCGGAATATTTATTGAAGATGGACCATTAGCATCAAATGCATATTTTAGTTAAGTATAAACAATTTTTGAGTTTTTTGTAAATTAGACCAATGTTTATGAAAATTCTCAGTATGATGATGTGTCATATTGCAACCATAATGTCTTACTAAATTAGAATTATCGTCAAATAATCCAATATTATATTTATCAAAATAACGATTGCTATTATTTCTACCCAGAATGTCATAAAATGGACCAGTTCCAGTCAATAATAATATGTTATACTCTACATGGTCATTAGTAATTTGTTCATTATTATAATGTGCTTCTAACTTTTCAGTAATCCTATGTAATATATCGTATAGTATTAGAGATTTGGGTTTGCTAAAAAGTATTCTTGTAGAATAATCTTCATTTGTGTAATTAAAGCTTAATATAAAATCATATCCTTTATTTGTTTCATAAAAGTCTTCGAAACACTTATTTGGTATTGTAGTACAATCAATATATATGCCTCCATAGTAGTACAATATTAATAATCTTGCTATATCAGATTGACATGTAGGAATAGTTATTTTGTTAAATAATTCAACTAGTTTAGGAAAATCTTTATTTGCGAACAACAAAAAATTATTGTCAGATATTAAACGAACGCTAAACAAAGGATTTATATTTTTGAAATTAATTACGTTTTCTTTTATCTCATTAGGCGTATCGCTACCAGTCCAATACAAAAAAATTTCTTTTGTAATAGTCATTATAATAAAAATATAGTAAAGTATTTAAATATTTATTTTTAAATATAATGTATAATGAAAATTGCAATTTTATTAACTGGGCAATTAAGAACATTCGAATTAGTTAAATATATACATATGAATAATTTAATATCTAAATATGACGCAGATGTATTTTTAAGTATTGATGTAGACAATACACTTCAGTGTGAAAATAAAAATTCTACAACAAAAACTACTGATACACAAATAGAAAATGCTATTAGTTTTTTTAATCCGACAGATTGGTTTGTTTGTGACAATTTTGATTACGAATTTAACAATTTAACAAACAAAACAAATATTGATTTAAATCCACATAAAATATTATTACAACAATATTTTATTGTTTATAATGCATATAACCTATTAGTAAAACATATAAATAAAACAAATACCGAATATGATATTATAATTAGACTAAGATTTGATCAATTTATATGGACAGATAATACATATATATTTGATAATTTAGATATGAAAAATGGTAATTTAATATATAACAATAAAAATATAAATGCATCTGAAACATATTCAACAAATGGTAAAATTGATTTTAATGAAATTATAAATAACAATATATATTTATTTGGATTTGGTAAATACTTACACTATAACTATGCAAACGATCAATTTTGGTATCATAATATGACACTAATTAATACCATGTATAACTTTTATGAAAACATGTTGTTATTATTAGAATATTGTTCAAAAAATAATATAGGAAATAATGGCGCAATGATTGAATGTATGTTTTACACATATTTAACACAACATAACATTAATATGACACAAACTAATGTTAAAGGTTTATTTGTTAGAGAATTTTTATAATTAATTTACTAAATAATATTTATAATATTACTAAATTATTTATAAACATTTTTATTATCAAAAAATGCACAATAATTATGGTTTGTGCAAGTAGCAAATTGCTCATGTCTATATTCATCATATTGAGTAAGAATTATATTATCTTTAAAATATATATTTTCATTAAAATATAGTTCTAATTTATTTATTTCATTGTTACTAAAAAAATTCCCTAAACATCTAGGTCCAGATATTTCTAAACAATCAGAATAACCATTATTATTAGGATAAAAATTATTATTCACATTTTCTACTATTTGTTTGATGCATTTTAGTAGTATTTGATTTTGTGGCTTAACTACGATCAATCCATTATATACACATCCGCTAGGTCGGTCTTTAACAAAATATTCCTTATCTGTTAAATATATTAATTTAAATTCATTTAAACAATTATATTTAATATCTAAATAAATTCCGCCCATAGAATAAAGTATACAATATCTCCATAGATCAGCCTTGTATGCGCCTGGATTCAATGATTCAAACGCATTAACCACATCTTGGCTAAAGTTTTTAATCAAAAAAATTCTACACATATTGTCATCAAACAAATAACATTTAAATTCTGGATTTTGTTGTTTTAGTAATTCAACATTTTTTGTCATATATTTAGGTAAATTTAAAGTGTTCCATGTTAAAAAAAGATTTAATGGCACAATTGTCTTAATAGGTAATTTTAAATTATTTTTGTATAAAAATGTATTATTTTGTAATTTATAATTATTATATTCTTCAGAGTTCATTATACTATTTCTTATCTTTTGTAAATCTTCTAAATTCTCAGTGAAATTATAATATGCATCTATTCCGTCTGGATCTGCACGCCGCCCCAGTAGTTCATAATATATTTTATGAATAAGCATAGTCCTAGTGTAATTATTCATTATATAATTTTAAAATAAAATATATTTAATAATTTACCTTAAATTAAATAAAAAATTATTATATTATATGATTAATATTTTGTCTAATATTATATTGTATGATTTGTTATATTATTATATTCATATAATACTACATAATCAACAAATATATTTTATACACAAAATACATCATAATACACTATACAATAAATTAACTTATAAAAGTGCAAATAATGCTAATCATGTTGAGCATATTATTCAATATGTAGGTATTTTGATTCCTACAATTGCATTTAAATTTACAATGAGTGAGTTGTTTGTTTGTTTTTTATTCATATATATTCGTTCATTATTAAAACATGAACAAAAGTTTTCATATATTATAGGAAATCACCATATATTACATCATAAATATCCAAAATATAATTTTGGCGAATATTGGCTTGATAACATATTTGGCACTTGTTATCCAAATAATGATGAATATATTTACGGAATAATATATACTTAAATAATTTATACTTAAACTACATAATATAATGCAATTATTTATATTGTATTATATTATCTAAAATTATCAAAAATATTTATGTTTTATAAAATACTTATGTTGCATACATTAATCCAGCATTACCACCAACAAATGTAACTACATTTATTCTCTCTTCCATTACATATAAATTAAAATTATAATTATATATTCTCCATGTAGGTTTATTAATACCAATTATATCTCCAGTATTGGGATCGCAAATAGTAAGAACTTGTGCATATGGATCTAATGGCGGAGTTATAGTATTAAATTCAAATTCAATTGTCGTAAATCTATTCATATTCATAGCACCAGAAGGTTGAAGAACAAATGGTGACGTGTCTAAACAAAAATTGTAACAATATAACCCATTTGGCGCAAACCCTCCAGTTCTTACATATTTTTCCACATAATCGTATACCCCATATGGTAACAAATTCTCTCTGTATTGACCATCCAATAAAATTCCAAGTGAAATTAATATGTCTTTAATATTTTGAGGATTATATACTCCAGTAATCATTAATCCGGTTAATGTTCCATTTGCATTAACACCTGGACCAATTGTAGTTGTACTAAAAACATCATCATTGTAAGGATTTGTATAACTTCCACTGGTAGGAGCTGGATATATGTCGCTGGGCATATAATTATATGGCCAATTTGTATAATTTGTCCATTCATTACGTAAATTTGCATCGCTTCTCTGAAAATAAAACATCCAATCTACAACTAATCCCATAGAACCTAAATCAACTTTATTTGATCCCGTAACATTATAAAAAGACGACTCTTGAACTTGCTTAAACATATATTTTTGTTCGTTCATTGCAAAAAGTCTTGATTCATCATTAGAGAGAAAACAATAAGTACAATTTAAATTTATGTCCGGATTCCAAACAGATCTTACATCAACATATGAAGTGGGACCAAGTGATTCATCTGGTGGTGTTTGTAAAAATCTATACATTTGCATGTAAAATTGATTAAAATTTGGTGCAACATATGGAAAATTATTTGTTGTATCCATAATATCACGAATTTTAAATAGTTGATTTATTGGTTTTAATGTAATACTTATTTGAAGTTCATTGTATTGTAGTGAAACTAAAGGAAATGCCATTTGACTCTTTAAATTAAACCATGTATTTAATGGAATGTATAGTGTTCTACCTATAATAGATGGTTGTGCACCAGCTGGACTCTCCGTATAAAAAGCATTTGGATACGCATTTACACGCGCACCGGCATTTGCTGGATCATAACATTCTGGTATATGCCCAATCATTTCATTAAATAATTGTAACTTTTGGTAATTAAAATCCCTTTGTGCTACCGATAAAATATATTGTCCAGAATATTCTTGTAGTTTTTGATTACCGCAATTAATTGTAATTTTATCTATCATAATTGCACCAATATAGTCGATCCATTTAAATTCATATGGAGCCCATGATGAATAAGTAATTGAACCATCAGAATTTATGATTTCTTGTGGTGGATAAACTGGCGACCAAATATTTGGCAAATTAATAGACAAATATGTATCCATTAAGAGATCTGCATATCTTTTTATTTTAAACACAAAAGTTGATTGTTCTGTAAGTCTAAGAGTAGGATTTCCTTCATAATCTATTCTGAAATTTTGTTTTCCAAAATTAGTATATTTTGCATACGTAGTTTTCCAAAATGTTTTACTGGGATTACCATTTAATACTACATTTTGTTGTCCCACACTAACAAGATTCATTAATCCTCCAGCCATATTAATATATAATATATAGTATTATTTAATTAGTTATTTAATTACTTTGATTTTTTATTATTATAGTATATATTAATAATAATGGGAACATCGTTTTCTACTATATTTTGTGAATATGTTGATTGTAATACGAATTATTGGAAAATAGAATTATGGGCTTTATTATTGACAATAATAGTTTATGTAATATTTGCTATTAAATATAGTAATTTATCAAGTAGAGAATGTGCCAATATGAATAATGTATACTCTTCTTTAAATGGAAATATTAAATCTATAAATAGCAATGATGTAGATTGTAGTGGTAATTTATGTCAATATTATATAATGACTGCATATAATGCGTGCAGTGGAGGACAATATGAAAATGATGTGGTGGATATATGTAATTTAAAAGCAGTTTTAAAAAATGGTGTTAGATGTTTAGATTTTGAAATTTACTCTATTGATAATCAACCAGTTGTAGCAACAAGTACTCTTAAATCTTACTACAATAAAGAAACATTTAATTACATAGATTTTTCACAAGTAATGAATATAATACAAAGCTATGCATTTGCAAGTGGAACTGCGCCAAATTATACAGATCCAATATTCTTACATTTACGAATTAAAAGTGATAATCAGCTTATGTATACTAATTTTGCCTCAATATTTAAATCGTATGATTCATTAATGTTAGGAAAGGAATATAGTTATGGTTATGGTAATGATAGTAGTAACGGAAATCAAAATAATTTTGGACAAGTAAAGTTGTTATCATTACAAAATAAAATTATTTTAATTGTAGATAGTAGTAATCCTTCATATAAAAGCAATGAAGAGTTTTTTGAATATGTCAATATGGAATGTGGAGGTGCATTTTTGCATATGTATACGAATAGTAATATTATAAATGATGACACCAGTGTTTTAGCCATGCAAAATGTATCGAATATGACTATAGTTACTCCGGATAATGGTGCAAATCCAGCAAACCCAGCTGGTATAATTTGTAGAGATTATGGATGTCAATTTGTGGCAATGAGATTCAATTATTTAGACAGTAACTTAGCCGAAAATAATGCATTCTTTAATGATAATAATTATGCATTCGTTTTAAAACCAACAAATCTAAGAGACACTCCAGAAGGTAATACAGTGCCAGCACCAACACCTCAGAATCCGGCATATTCATATGAAACAAGAAATGTTACAACAGATTATTATAGTTTTAATTTTTAGAGCAATCATTAGGTTTATTTTTATATATTGACAAATATTTTGTATTATATAAATGTATATATGAATAATATACAAAAACGATTTTTATTATTTTTAATCGGATGTATAGGTACAAGACTTTCTCTAGTATACATAGCAAAAAATATTAGCATTAATTTGTTAAGATATATGGGTTATTTGACTCTAATTCCGGGTATTGGATTTATTTACATATATTTAACTGGATCTAGAAAAACTGGAGCAGAAGTATTTGGTGATAAAATATGGTGGAATGATTTGAGACCAATTCATGGTATATTGTATTTATTATTTTCATATAATGCAATAATAGGTAATAAAAATGCTTGGATATATTTATTAATTGATGTAGTATTGGGGTTAACGAGTTTTTTAGTATATCATTTTATAATAAAATGATTCTGTTTGTATTGTGGTAATAACAAATATTTATAAAAACCAAATATCAAAATATAAAAATTTAATTTATTTAAATAAAAATTTAAATAAATGTCTCTTTATATAAATATATGGGGCAACAAATATCAATAGTTCAAGACACAATGAAACAACGATTAATAAACCAAAAAGAAAAAGAAATACGTTCAAATAATGTGTTGTCTTGTCCAGTAAACTATGATTGTTATATTTGTATGCAATCTGGAAAACCACCAAATATTTCTGGACGATTTCATATGATAAATGATTCTGAATGTAAATGTAATGGATGTAATGCTATATTTGATAAAAGTAAATATTTTAACACGGTAATTGACAATGCAAAATTATGTTCATAGTAGATTCCATTTATAATACATTTATAATATAATTATAATATATTTATACTAATAAATGATCAGACGAAAATAAATATTTATCTAAACATATATCACTTATTAAATACTTATCTACTATTTTATCACATAATATTTTGATAATAATATTTTTTTTAAGTTGGCGATTATAGTTTATTTCGTGGATTATATTAATCAATTTAGTAGTTAAATTCCAGTTTTCTATACAAATATAAGAATCGCAACATAAACAATCTTTATTATAAATATTTTTTAAATGCTTAAGCATTCTATTTGAAGATATTTTTAAAAAATCAGAATACATAATATCATTACAATATATTTCTGGACGACTAAATGGATATGAAGGTTCTAACATAAATTTATATTTATATGCATCATCATGATCTTTTTCAAAAACTATTAATGTAACTATATCCAAAAAAGAAACACCATATTTTAAAACTCTTTCAATGTTTAATATTATTTTTGGGTATTTTTCTAATATTTTTTCAAGTTCTATTTTTAATCTTGATTTTAAACATTTTGTAGATATATATTTTTCTACCATATTTTGATAATCTTTCGTATTAGTTATTGTGCAGTTCATTATATTATAATAGTTATTATATATTATTATATAATATTTAAGTCGGTTATATAAATTGATGTAAATATAAAAAACATTTAATTCCCATAATATATATATGAAAGACATAAATGTTTGTAAAGATTTAACATTTAGCGATTGCGAACTTGCCATATTGCGTATGTCTGTTGACAAAGCAGAAGAAAAAATAGGAAAACGAATAGTTCAATCAGAAGATTTAAAAAAAATTATAGAAATTGTAGAGAATTTTATTAAATTAAAAAATGTAATTTGCTATGGAGGAACTGCAATAAATAATATATTACCACAAGATGACCAGTTTTATAATAAAGATATTGAAATTCCGGACTATGATTTTTTTACACCAAACGCTTTAACCGATGCAAAAGAATTAGCAGACATATATTATAGAGAAGGATTTACTGATGTAGAAGCCAAATCTGGACAACACCATGGAACATACAAAGTATTTGTTAATTATATGCCAGTTGCAGATTTAACACAATTGCCTACAGAAATATATAATGCCATTAAAAAAGAATCCATTCGTGTTTCTGGAATATTGTATGCACCTCCTAATTTTTTAAGAATGTCTATGTATTTAGAACTTAGTCGTCCAGAAGGAGATATAAGTAGATGGGAAAAGGTTTTAAAAAGGCTAACATTGCTTAATAAACATTATCCGTTAACAAATTTAAATTGTAATAAAGTAAATTTTCAGAGAGAAATGTCAAATGAACAAGATGAGTATGAAATATATTCAAACATTCGTAATACATTTGTTAATCAAGGTGTTGTTTTTTTTGGAGGATATGCATTATCATTATATTCAAATTACATGCCTAAACATATGAAAAATAAAATAGAAAATATTGCTGATTTTGATGTATTATCTAACGAGCCACATAATACAGCAGAAATTGTTAAAGAACGTTTAAAAGATGTTGGAGTTAAAAATGTAAAAATAATAAAGAGAGAACCAGTAGGAGATATAATACCGGAACACTATGAGATAATTGTTGGTAAAGATACGGTTGCATTTGTTTATAAACCAATCGCTTGTCATAGTTATAATGTTTTAAACATTAAAGGTCAAAAAGTTAAAATAGCCACAATTGATACTATGTTAAGTTTTTATTTGGCCTTTTTATATACAAATCGTCCATATTATAACCATTTTTTAGATAGAATACTATGTATATCTAAATTTTTATTTGAGGTGCAACAAAAAAATAGATTAAAACAAACTGGTTTATTAAAAAGATTTAGTATTTCTTGCTATGGACATCAAGAAACAGTTGAAGAAATGCGTTCCAAAAAAACAGATAAATATAAAGAATTAAAACAATCAAAAAATAAAGCAGAGTATGAAGAATGGTTCTTAAATTATAAACCAGATACACAATCAAATAAGTCAAAAGGATTACAAAAACATAATAAAAATAAAGTCAATGTAGAAGCTTCAAATAAAGACGATACACACATAAAAAATAACAGAGGGTATACCAAAAAAATGTCTAAAACAAATAAAAATAAAAATAAAACAAAACGTAATCCTACATATTCGTTTTTTGGGTTATTTAAAAATAAAAATAAAAATAAAAAAACAAAATCTAAAAATAACAAATAACTTTATTCAACAAATAATATAAAGAACCGAATAAAATGCTTTTAAATAAAAACCCATTTAAATTCAAATTACCATCGTTAGAAAATAAAATTGGAAAATAAGTATATAATTTTTTATTGAAAAATGGCAATTGAAATAAAAAATACATTACACCAATTAATATTGGTAATTGTATTTCGTTATATAATTCATCTAGTGAATTATTGTTTACGTTGACGTGTTGTGATGAATGTTGAGGTTGTTGATCGTATGCCGAAATATAGTCTTGGTTGAACTGATCATTGGGCGTAGGTATAAAATTTGGCTGAATTTGTGCATCATAGCTTATATTATTTGTATTTATAGGAATATCTCGTGATTGCAATTGTGTAGCGCCATTTATGGAAGCTTGTTGTAGTCCGTTTACAAGTTGTGTTATGGTTGTTTGGTCTAAAGGTTGAGAGGTATTTGGTGGTTGTATTGGTAATGATGGTTCAGTTGCCTTTAAAGATATATTTCCTCCAACAATAGGATTTGTTGGTAAATCTAAAATACTCGTTGTATCGCTCATAATTATTATAAAGAATGATTGAATATAATAATTACGCAAATAAATATTATACATTTGGAAATTTAAAATGTAAAATTCAAGTTGTTATCTTTAGTGTAGGGAATAATACATTTTCATAATATAACAGTTCTTTGTCTTCAATTATTAATTTATTAATTATCTCATTTGAAATTTCATTGCTCTTTTTTTTATATTCTATCTTTTTATTATATTTATAATATTTTATATTTAATGGAAATTCTATATCGTTTTTTATTTCTAAACAATAACTATCTTTTAAATTATTCATAATATCTGTAAAATTATTCAATAACTCATCATAAGTAATAATACAATAATTTTTTACTAAAGTTGGCATTTTGTTAATTAAAAACTTATTTTTAACACGTCTTAAATCAAATATATTTTTATACCTTTCATTTGTTTCCATATTTCTATCCGCCATTATTTCATTACCATTATTATATATTGAATAAAATTCATGAGTTAAAAAGGTATCTATATTTTCTGTTATTAATCTAGGCACGTGATGTTTTTCTCTATAAAAAGAATTAATCCAGTCGTATAAATTTCTTACAATTCCAATAAATAAAATATCATCTGTATTATTTAAATTATTAAAACCAAAAAAATGTTTCCATCCATATTTCCAAGTGATTTCAACATTAAAATTTATTAATAACAAATTTTCTAGATAATTTGTTCCAGAACACCTTTCTCCATAAATTGTAACTTTTTTCATGTATATTATTAATATATATATTAATTTATTAAATCGTAGTTTTAATTGTTAAAAGATCTTTACATATGTTTAAAAATTAATTATTTTTTTATTTGCATCACATTTAGTTGAAGTAGCACTATATTTATAACATGTATCTCCATTTTTATATATTTTATTTTTAAATTCATCTAAAGGTGGAGCACGAAATTCTAAACATTGTTTATCCTTACATACTCTTCTAAATAATGAAGCTAATCCAAGTCCTAATATTATAGACATTACATATTTTCCAGTTTTAGTATGTATAAATTTTCCAAAATGAATCATACAATATACAATAATATAATATTATAAGATTATAGAATTTTATTTTATATATGGTTTTACAATTGTATTGGTATTTCAGATATTTCAGAAGCGTTTAAAGGACATTTTGTTTGAATTTGTTCAAAAGAAAAACAATTATCTGCATTGTCTTTAAATAATATTTTATCAATATTTTCTGGTGTTGGATATACGTATATTGTTTTAGTATCTGCGCCTAATACATATGCAAAAAATAGTCCTAGACAAAAACTAATTAAAAATATAGGCAGCGAAATATAATTAAGAATCATATACATTATGCTTATATTATATATTTTAGTTGAATATATTTTGTTAACTATATATTGTATATTATATTTGTGTAGGTAAAAAATTTAATTCTTTTGAGACAATATTATCTAATGTATCACTTAACATTCTATAATTTTTTTTACCGTTTTGTATCGAATATAATGTTAACAACGTGTTTTGGTAAGATTTATCTAGTTTATTAAATATGTCATTATATGTTTCATTACCAAAATCATATGTTCCATCGTCTAATAATTGTGGTGGTATTATTAAATTATTTGGTGAAATAAATTTACATAATTTTCTGTTTTGTTTTGATAATATGCAACTATTAATGAATTCTGTTTTCCATTCGTTATCCTTTGATAAAGCATCTTTTAATTTTACACTTAATTTATCCCATATTTGTTTATAGTCATTATTTTCAAATGCCGATGCTTCCTCTACAATATTATCTTTAATATTATTACCATCTTCAACATTAATATTCACTTCATTATATAATTCCGATTCAAAATCTATATCGTCTTTAGATTTTGCAATCCTTTTATTTGTTTCATCTTTTTTATTTTGTTTAAACCCAACATCATATTTTTTTACTATATCTTTACCTAAATTTATTTCTAATTCAGCAATTGTATTTTTATTTTGTATTAAATTATATGTATTATTGTCTTCATTAAACCATACCATATTTTCTTTATATTTTAAGTTTATTAATTCATTTAATGTAGGTTTCAATTTTGTATCATAAATTTCAACTACATCATTAATATATTGTATGTCGTTTGAATTAATAAACTCTTGAACAGCTCGTTTTATATCTACAATTAACATTTCACAAATTTCACTGTCTTGTGTTAACTTATCATTTCTCTCTTTATTGTCTACTATATCGTTATATTCAATTAAATATGATTCTAAAATATCAGTTAAATCTTTTAATTGTTGTTTAATTTCATCAAATGTATCTATAGCTTGTTCACTTGTAATATACCCAAACAATAATTTATTTTTATTGTTAATAATTGTATTTTTTATTTCTTGTATTTCTTTTTCTGTATCTTCAATAATATTAATGAGTGAATAGTATTCTCCCAAATAAATAACAATATCTAAATTACAAGGATTAGATACTACTCCGCAATACGACCTAAGTTGTCTACTTTTATTTTGCTGATCATATTTTGCAGAAAAAACTGTTCCTCCGGGTCTTTTACAATTTATACATTTAGGTTTTAATTTTTGAAACTCGCTTCTTTTTTCTTTTCTACTTAATGACGAATTATTTATAATGCCTTTTTTCAATTTGTTTACTTCATTTTCATAACTACTTTTTAATTTATAATAATCATTCAATGTATTTTCTATCATTATATTACATAAGTATTATAAATAATTTAATAAATATGAATGAATAATATATTTTAATTAAACTACTTATGAATAAATGGACTTTGTGTTTACCATATCATACTCGTTTTCCCATGCGGGAAGTCCAGTTATTAATTCTTGGTGAGCTTCTTTTTTAGCTTGTTGTATTTTATATATTTTTGATAAAATATACTCTTGTTTTTGTTTATTTTTTTGTTCAATTTCAACTGCAGTTGGTTTTCCTTTATATTTATATACAATAATTACTCCTAAAATTAATAAAAATAATATTAAAAGTCCTACATTAATTATAATATTATTAAATTTATTTTTTATTATATGACATTGTTTAAGTGATTGGTCTAAAAAATATTTTACACCTGGCTCAGTTAGTATAGGTTTAGTAAAGTCCATATTTATTGTAGTTAAAAATATAAAATAAATTATACATAATATCTATATGGCAAATTCTTATTCAAATATTTTGATTTTTTTGTTAACAACATTTGTTTATTATTTGGTAAAACCACAATTAACTTATGATATAATGAATAATGCTACTAATTATGCGGCATATATACAAAATAGTTATATATACTTGGCTATATATATACTAGTTATTATTGTAGTTCAGTTTATATTAAACTCATCTATAATAACTAGTATGTGTGGAGGAAGTATAAATGAAAATATGGGTGCTGCTGGAATGCTTACGTTTATTCCATGGATAATTATATTTGGTTCAACCGTAATTACTTTAATGGTTTATCCGGGGTTTAAATCCGCATTTTCAGATGTAATTGGATATTTTTATGTATCTAGTTCTGCAAATGATTTGTTAAGTAAAATATTAATAAACCAAGAAGTATCTAATATTTTAAATAATGGTCCAAATAGTTCAAATACTAATTCTACAAAT